AATTTAGTGGTTGACTTTACTGGATTAATCTATATGATAAACCAATACCAAAAGACACATGGCGTACCCATTGTCTTTGATGCTACACACTCTGTGCAAAAGCCAGGAGGATTAGGACTATCTTCTGGTGGTAACAGAGAGTATGTCCCGTACCTACTACGTGCAGCCGCATCAGTAGGAGTAGAAAACTTTTTTATGGAGGTACATGAAGACCCAGATAATTCACCAAGCGACGGCCCTAATATCTTACATCTTAAAGACTTTGAACATGTATTAAAATCAGTTAAGCGAATCCAACGTGCTATCTAAGCACAAGGAAGGGGCGAACATGCAGCAGTATGAAACTAACAGTAAGTTTGTTAAGCACATGGCCTGTGAGAACTGTGGATCAAGCGATGCCAACACTCTCTACGATGACGGTCATACACATTGTTTTAGTTGTCACACAACAGTCGGAGCGAACCAAGACATGCAAGCAGAACAAGTAGTACCAATCAATCGAAAGTCTAATAAAAACTATATACTGTCACAGATTGACGACAGAAAAATTACACAAGAAACATGTAAAAAGTATAATGTTATGGTGGCTAAGTCTGGCACTATGATTACTGAGCATCAGTATAAATACTATGATAAGGATGGTGGTCAGATTGCATGTAAGTATCGACGTACCAGCGACAAAGAGTTCTGGTCAGAGGGTCAGCTATCTCAGGCTGGTCTGTTTGGACAGAATGTATTTAACCAAGGTGGTAAGTACATCACAGTATGTGAGGGTGAGCTTGATGCCATGAGTGCATACGAGTTGCTTGGTTCCAAGTGGCCTGTTGTATCTATTAAGAACGGTGCAGCATCTGCCCTCAAGAACTGCAAACAAGCCTTTGACTATCTCAATAAGTTTGACACTGTGGTTGTATGCTTTGACAACGACGAGCAAGGTAAGCTTGCAGAGCAACAAGTCGCACAGTTGTTTGAACCTAACAAGTGTAAGATCGTAAGCCTTGATCTCAAGGATGCTAATGAGTATCTCAAGACAGGACAACGTGAAAAGTTTGTACAGGCATGGTGGAACGCACGTACCTACACACCAGCAGGTATTATAAACTTAGCTGACCTTGGTTCTTCTCTGTATGAGGAGAAGCTTAATGAGACTTGCCACTATCCTTGGCCTAAGATGAACGAGAAGACCTATGGTATGCGTACTGGTGAGCTTGTAACGTTTACCTCTGGTGCAGGTATGGGTAAGTCTAGCATTATGCGTGAGCTTATGCATCATATCATGAGTAACACAGAGGCTAACATTGGTGTGCTTGCCCTTGAAGAAAGCACAAAGAATACAGCCTTCAATATCATGAGCGTTGAGGCTAACGCTAGGCTGTACATCAAGGAGATACGTGAGCAGTATACACCAGAGCAACTCAAGGTATGGCAGGATGCTACGCTAGGCAGTGGCAGATTCTTTGCCTTCGATCACTTTGGTAGTATTGAGAACGATGAGATACTGGATCGTGTACGCTACATGGCAAAGGCACTTGACTGCAAGTGGGTTATCCTTGATCACCTATCTATCTTGGTATCAGGTCAGGAGGATAATGGTGATGAGCGTAAGTCCATCGACATACTGATGACCAAGCTACGATCACTGGTTGAGGAGACTAACATAGGACTGCTACTTGTCAGCCACCTACGTAGACCTGGAGGTGATCGTGGTCATGAAGATGGTCGTGAGGTATCGCTCTCACATCTACGTGGCTCTGCGTCTATCGCTCACCTATCTGATGCAGTCATTGGACTAGAACGTAACCAACAAGCAGAGGATGACGTTGAAGCTAATACTACCACGGTACGTATACTCAAGAACAGATACACTGGTGAGACAGGTGTATCCTGCTACCTTCACTATGATCGTGACACTGGCCGCATGACTCAAGTGGACAATCCCTTTATGGAAGGAGAGGAGTAATGGAGACTGTTAAAAAGAAATTTGACAAAGCTCTATATGATGTCGCTGATAAGAAAGCCAAAGAGGTTATGATGGATTGGCTTGAAAAGAATACAAACTCAACAGACATTACCATGAAAGAGAATACATACTTTGATATTACATGCAGTGTAAATCCTGATCTACCTCGCCACTTCTATGAGGTAGAGATAAAGTATTCTTGGAAAGGTGACTGGCCTACTGAGTGGAAAGATATACGTATACCATACAGAAAGAAAAGACTTCTTGACAAGTGGAAGAAAGATCACTATAATGATCTGCTAACATTTGTTGTCTTTAGAGATGACTGCAAGAAAGCATGGTTCTTTGATGGAGACTCTGTTCTTAACTCAGAAGTTAAAGAAGTTTCTAATCGTAACATCCGTAAGGGTGAGATGTTCTTTCACCTTCAAACTAAAGATGGATATATAGTGGACATAGATTAATGGAAGCAATCGTAGACATTGAGACTGATGACTTAGATGCAAGAACAATACATTGCATCGTAGCTAAACATTATCAGACAGGAGAAATGCGTCAGTGGATTGGTGATCAATGTCAAGAGTTTGGTGAGTGGTCAAAGCGTATATCAAAGTTCATTATGCACAATGGTATTAGCTTTGATGCTCCCATTCTCAACAAGCTAACAGGCTCTGCTATCGCACCTGCACAGGTACGTGATACTCTTATTGAGTCACAACTATACAATCCTGTACGTGATGGTGGTCACTCACTACAGTCATGGGGCGAACGCTTTGGTTTTCCTAAGATAGACTACCATGACTTCAAGCATTACACACCTGAGATGTTAGAGTACTGTAAGCGAGATGTTGATCTTACTCATAAGGTAGCACAGAAACTAGAAGAGGAAAGCAAAGGTTTTTCTGATGCCTGTTATAATCTTGAGCGTAACATTAGAATTATCTTAGACAAGCAGCAACGTAATGGATTTGCCTTTGATCTTAGACAGGCACAGATACTTCTAGCCCAGCTTGAAGATGAACAACACCAGCTAGAGAGTGATGCTGAGAAAGAGTTTGAGCCTACGATTATAGAACTCAAAACAAAAACAAACATAGTACCATTTAACATTGCAAGTCGTAAACAAATAGCTGAACGTCTAATGTCTCGTGGATGGAAGCCAGACAAACTAACAGAGAAAGGTAATGTTATTGTTAATGAAGAGGTTCTATCTAAGATCAAGATGCCAGAGGCTGAGATGTTTAACCGCTACTTTCTTCTACAGAAAAGAACTGGACTTCTCAAGTCATGGATACAGGAGTGTGATGAAGACCTACGTGTGCGTGGTAGGGTTCTTACTCTACGTACAATCACTGGCCGTATGGCACACAACAAACCTAACATGGCACAAGTACCAGCAGTCTACAGCCCCTATGGTAAAGAGTGTCGTAGCCTGTGGACAGTATCCAATACAGAAACACATAAGCTAGTAGGTACTGATGCTTCTGGTCTTGAGCTTAGATGCCTAGCACACTATATGAATGATGCCACCTTTACACAAGAGGTTCTTACTGGTGACGTACACACTGCTAACCAGCAAGCAGCAGGACTAAGGACTAGAGATCAGGCAAAGACTTTTATCTATGCCTTTCTATATGGTGCAGGTCCAGCTAAGATTGGTAAGGTAGTAGGAGGCTCTGCATCTGATGGTCAGAAACTAATACAAAAGTTTCTACGTAACATGCCAGCCCTCAAGAAGCTACGTGCTAATGTACAAGAGGCTGCACAGTCTGGTAGTATCCCTGGTCTTGATGGTAGAAGATTACATATCAGATCAGAACATGCTGCACTAAATACTTTATTACAGGGTGCAGGTGCTATAGTATGTAAGCAGTGGCTTCTAGAGATGGATAATAGAATACGAAAGACAGGCCTTGATGCTAGGCTTGTAGCCTCAGTACACGATGAGTATCAGTTTGAAGTTGCCAAACCTGACGTTAAACGCTTCACACAGATTACTAAAGATGCTATGTACCGAACACAAAAAGCATTTAACTTTAAGTGTGATCTTGATTCTGATTATAAAGTTGGAAATAATTGGGCAGAAACACATTAAAGTTATTGACAATACCATACCACTATGGTATAATACGTTTGTTGTTTATTAGTAGTAGACATCAAACATTAACACGAACCCTAAAACGAACCCTAAAGGAGAATATAAATGGAATGGTTAGACCCTGTTGTTTTTTCTGGTAAATGTCATTACGCTTGCATCACTGAGCCTAACACAAAGTTTGAACCAGTGTGGTCAATTCTTGTTGAGGTAGATGACGACAATCGTAAGACTATTGAAGGTGCTAATCTTACTATCTCTAATAAAGATGACATTGGAGATTTTGTTAGGTTGAAACGTAAGGTCTTTAAACAAGACGGTACTAAGAAAACTCCTCCTAAGGTTGTAGATTCTCAGAACAATCCTTGGAACTCTGATAAGAAAATTGCTAACGGTAGTACCGTAACAGTAAAAGTTACTCCTTTTAAATATGATGGTAACTCTTCTCGACCTGCTGGCATATCCGCTAATCTTGATGCTGTACAGATTGTTAATTTTATTGAGTATCAGTCTCAAGACTTCGCCCCCGTAGACGGTGGGTATGTTCAAGAAACAGAAGAAGTACCCTTTTAATATAAGGAGCAATGAAGGGGGTGGGAGTTACCCTGCCCCCTTCTTTTTATTGATATGAAAACAATTAAAACTTTAGTAGAAGATATTTATAATCTGTTCTCTCTTAATCCTGTTGATATGTCAGAAGAAGAAGTTGATAAATACATTGATAACTTTGGAGAGATGGTTAAGCTACATACTAAAAAATTCTTATACGATGAAGAGTCTGTAGATAAAAAACTTAGACTATCTCAGATAGGTAAACCAGATAGACAGTTATGGTATAATATTAATTCAAATACAGAACGTGCTTCTCTTACATCAAGCACACGTATTAAATTTTTATATGGTTATATTCTAGAAGAGTTTCTTTTAATGTGTGCATCTATTGCTGGACACGATGTTAAAGATCAGCAGAAAGAAGTCAGCGTTGGTGGTGTAGTAGGACACCAGGACTGTGTTATTGATGGTGTTCTTGTTGATGTTAAGAGTGCATCCACTAGCTCATTTAAAAAGTTTAAAAATAATAATTTATTAGAAGACGATCCCTTTGGATATATTGCACAGATATCTGCATATGCACAAGCAAATGGACTAAAAGAT